GCCAAGATGGGCATGGAGCGCGAGGCAGCGCTACGTGCCAAGGGCTTCCAGGGCGAGCAACCGCGCGAGCAGTTCAGTACCCCCGGCACGATCGTCGGTGGGGTGGCAAGCATCCCCTTCGAGATTGCTGGCGGCATGGGTGCGCAGCACGGGCTGGAGCGCGGCCTGGAGATCGAGAGCCGTGGTGGCACCCGCGCAGAAGCGATGCGCGGTGCAGCGGTGACTGGTGCGGTCCGCGGTGCGCTGAATCTGCTCCCCGTGAAAGCTGGTGGCGCTGTCGGCAAGGCTGTCGAAGGCAAGGTTGGCAGCGTGGTGGGTGGCGCGGCAACCGGTGGCGGGATCGCCGCTGGCGGCGGCATCGTTGGCCGCGCGCTCGAAGACGCTGCGCTGCCCGAAGGCAAGCAGTTCGAGGATCTGAAGCAGCCCAACGACATGAACACCATCGCGCTCGATGCAGCGATGGGCGCTGCGTTCGGTGGTGGATCCGGCGCCATGTCAGCGCGCACGACGCGCAAGAAAACGAAAGCCGCTGCCGAAGCCAAGGCGAACGAATTCCCCGCAGACAAGTTCGAGGACATGGGCGACGGCAACTACCGTGCGCCCAACGGCGCCATCGTCACCAAGGATATGTGGGACTCCAACAGTCCGAAGGTGCGCGAGGGCTGGATGGAAGAGGCACCCAAGCCTCCTGGCGAGCCCAAGCTGCAGGAAGAGATCGAGCGGCTGCGCGAAGAGCATCCGACCGGTCCTGTGGCCACTGTCGTCAACGAGGTGACCAAGCAGCGCGAGAAGGTGGCCAAGACCAAGTCCGACGCTGCTGAACTGCGTAAGGCAGCCGAGCAGACCACGGACGCTGAACTGAAGAAGGCGCTTAACGCACGAGCCGAGAAGATCGACCCGAGCGAGAAGATTCCTGTCGGCGAGGTCAAGCAGGGTCAACCGAAGATCGAGGCAGAGGCACCGAAGAAGATCCCCGAGGGCGAGGTCAAGGAAGGCCAGCCCGAGATCAAGACCGAGAAGGCCGAGCCGATCCCCAAGGGCGAAGTGATCGAAGAGAAGATCCCCGTCGGTGAGACCGACGAGGTGCCTGACGTCGGCGGCAAGATCCCCGTTGGTGAAGCCAAGGAGATCACACGCTCGGGTGTCGAGCCCACCGATGAACCGAAGCCGGGGTCGATCCCCAAGGGCGAGACCAAGGAACTCTACATCCCACCGGAGAAACGCAATGCCGCTGATCAAGTCCCCAAGCAAGAAAGCCTTCAGTCAAAACGTGTCGAAGGAGATGAAAGCGGGCAAGCCCCAGAAGCAGGCGGTGGCGATCGCGTACTCGACACAACGTCGAAGCCAGGGACGGAAGCGGTAGCTCGCGACTGGGGCACCACGTCCGCTGAAGCGGCGCAGAAAATCCGCGATCTGAAGACCAAGGGCGACATCACTGCGATCGATGAAGCGAAGATGCTCAGCATCGCCGACAAGCACAAGAGCGATCCGAACCTGCGCACCACGAAGCTCAACAACTTCATGACGGATCGCGGCCAGCCGATCCCACCACGCACGACGAAGAAGCCTGCGGGTCCAGACCCAGCCGAAGCACCGGAGATCCCAGGCAAGGGCAAGTCGGCCGACATCGATGACGACATCGCGTTCGATCCCAACGACCCGAAGTCATTGACGTTCCCCAAGATCGAGGCGTCGATGATCGACGCGTCGCAGCGTGAGACCGAGCGCAAGGCTGTCTACAAGAGCACGCCGCGCGCTGACGATGGTCTGCGCATCGTCGGCAAGGACGACCGTGGCATCACCCAGGTTCGCACGGCGCTCAAGGAAGGCATGCGCGACGGCAGCGTCGACAAAGACGGTGGTGAGCTAGCGCTGTGGGCGCTGGAGCGCAATCCGAATCTTGCGCGTGGGCTGAAGCTGCGATCGACCAAGGACGAAGGTCCGGGCCGCGGCATGTACAACAACGCCACGCGCATCATCGACCTGTTCAAGCACAACGATCGCAAGACTGGGGCGCACGAGATCCTGCATCACAGCGAACGCATGATGCCCGAGATCGTGCAAACCGGGATCCGTCGTGAGTGGAAGCGCGCGTTGAGCAAAGCGGTAGCTGAAGCCAAGACCCCAGTCGAGCGACAGGCGCTGAAAGACATCCAGGCATCGGCATTCCGTGGCGATGCCAACGCACGCAAGCGCGTGATGGACGCGATGATCGGCGACGAGAACAACCCTGCCGTCATCGACAAGTACAAGTTCTATCACCTGATGAACCCCAGCGAGTTCTGGGCGGTGAACGCAGCGAACATCATGCACGAGCGCCACATTGCACGCGGCTCGTGGCGCAGCCAAGCCAAGCGCTGGCTGAAGGAACTGGTCGAGAAGGCCAAAGGCATCGTGGGCATTCGCTCGGAGGCACCGCTGCTCAAGGCGCTGGATGAATTGCTGGACCCGAAGAAAGTGCGCGGTGAACGCAGTGGCGCGCGTGCACTGAGTGAAGGTGGTGGCCGCGCACCTGTGAAGGTGCCGCGCGACTTTCAGGATCCAGACGACGGCTTGAAGAAGTTCAGCAAGAACCTCGGTGATCGAGTCAAAGCTGAAGTCGAGTACATGAAGTTGCGGTCACGTCAACATGAGTGGGCCTACAACGTCGGTGATGTGTTCCTGTCGACGAAGACGGGAAAGACCTACAAGATCACTGGTCGTACGTTCATGCCGCACGGTCCGATCAAGAACAAGGACTACCAGCCAACCTACTTCTACGAAGGTGGTAACTCGAAGGGCACGATGCGCGAGAAGGCGCTTCGCGAGTCGACGACGATGAAGAATCTCACGACGCCGACGATGCTCGACCCCAACGACCCGAATATCTCAGCAGCGCGAAAACAAACGGAGACACCTGAGTTCAAGCGGTGGTTCGGTGACAGCAAGGTGGTCGACGCGCAGGGCAAGCCGCTGGTGGTGTATCACGGTAGCGGCAAGCGATTCACGGAGTTCTCTCCCGACAAGCAGGGCGCACAGACCGACCAAGGCTACCTTGGCGCTGGCTTCTACTTCGGGAGTCGTCAACACGCCGGCATGTACGCCAACATGCCGATGCACCACGCTAAGAACGCAGCCGATGATGCCAACTGGCGTGGCGATCCTTTCATTCCGATTGGTCAACGAAGTGCGTTGTACCCGGTTAACCTGTCGATCAAGAAACCACTCGTGCTCAAAGAGCGCCGGGATCCTGACACCCCGAACCGAACGCTCGATCGCGAGAAACACATCCGCGATGCGTTGAAGTTGCCACGCACGGCAAGCGCCAAGGAAGTCACTGCCGCGGCAAAGAGAGCAGGCCACGATGGCGTGATCTTCGAGTACGAGAAAGGTGATCCGGACTCACCGTTCGGGCTCGATCGAGAGTTCGTTGCGTTTGAACCAACGCAAGTGAAAAGCGCCATCGGCAACCGCGGCACGTTCGATCCCAACGATCCGAACATCTCGCTTGCCGTCGGCCCAGGCAAGCCGATGAAGCGCACGCTGCCTGAAGAGACCGACTTCCAGAAAGTCGAACGCGCGCTGTTCGATCGCTTCAACCGCGTGACGACGCTGCAGAAGACCGAGGCACCGAAGAAGGAAGGCGCCAACATCTATCTGGCCGACCAGTTGTTCCAAGGTCGTGCGCAGCACCGCGGCGACGTGCTGGAGCGTGACTTCGTCAAGCCGCTGGGCAAGGATCTCGAAGCTGCCAAGAAGCTCGGACTCAAGGTCACCGACGCCGACGACTACCTGATGGCGCTGCACGCACCAGAGCGCAACCGCGCGATCGCGGCGATCAACCCGAAGATGCAGGACGGTGGCTCGGGCCTGACGAACAAGCAGGCGCAAAAGATCATCGACGGTTTCAGCCCCGAGCAGCGCAAGGCGCTGGACGCGATCGCCAAGCGCGTGCACGACATGCACCGCAAGAAGCTCAACGACATGGTCGACGACGGGTTGATTACCGCCGACGCTCGCGACGCGCTGAACCGCAAGTTCAAGAACTACGTGCCGCTGAAGACGATCGATGAAGAGGAAGCCTTCACTGGCATCGGCCAGGGCTACTCGATGCGCGCCACCGACATCAAGGAAGCGCTGGGTCGTAGCAGCAAGGCAGGCTCGCCGGTCGCCGCCAGCATGATGGATGCCGCACGCTCGATCGTGCGTGGCGAGAAGGCGCGTGTCGACCGCTCGATCTGGGAGTACGCGCAGGACAAGGCGGCGCACGACTTCATCAAGCCTTACGACCCCAACAAGCCGCCACCCGAGGTGACGAAGCAGGCCAAGGGACCGGACGGTCAGGTCAAGAAGGTCGTGGATCCGAACAAGGTCCGCGACATGACGATCGATCTCGTGGTCGATGGCCAGCAGCAGAAGATCTTCGTGCCCGACCAACTGCTGCGTGACCAGATCCGCAAGCTGGCCACCGTCAACGATCCTGGCAAGGTGCTTGGCGCGATCGGCAAGGTGACCAGCGGCATCGGTCGCATGCTCACCGAATTCAACCCTGCGTTCACGTTGCCCAACGCGGTGCGCGACTCGATCACCATCGGCATGCGCGCGAAGGCGCATGGTCTGAGCCCCGCCAAGGTGGTGGGCGGGATCCCCGAGTCGTGGGGCGAGATCATCAGCTACAAACGTGGCGCCAACACACCGGGCGCCAAGATGTACGAAGAATTCCTCAGTGCTGGCGCCAAGACAGGCGCGTACGGCGTGACCGACGTGACGCAGACGATGCGCCGGCTCGAACGCATGGGTGCGCAGATCGGCGACAAGCGCTACGAGACCAACGCTCTGCGTCGCAAGGGTGGACAGGTGCTGCGCACCGCTGCGCAAGCGATGTCGGGCTTCAACGAGATCTTCGAGTACGCAGGCCGCTTCTCCGCGTTCAAGGAAGCACGTGCTGCTGGCAAGTCCGTGAAGGAGTCAGCCGCGATCGCCAAGGAGATCTCGGTCAACTTCAACCGCAGCGGTGAGCACACCCGCTGGATGAACTCGCTGTTCGTGTTCGCCAATGCGGCGCTGCAGGGCCTGCGCAACAGCGCGGTCTACGCTGCCAAGAGCAAGGCTGTGCGCCACGCGATGCTGGGCACCGTGGGCGTCGGCGCGATGGCGCAGATGTGGAACGAGTTGATGGGTGGCATCAACGAAGACACAGGTGAGCCCAAGGCCAACATGCAGAACGACGCGATGGCCGACAAGAACCTGATGCTGATGTGGCCAGGGTCTGACAAGGGCATCAAGATCCCGCTGCCGCCTGAATACTCGTGGCTGTATGCGATGGGCCGGCGCGGCTACCGTGCGTTCTCGCAGGGCCACTCGAAGAAAGAAGCCGCAGGCATCGCAGGCAACCTGCTCGATGCCGTGCTGCCCGTGCGACTGCCCGACACTGACAGCCACGTGGGCGCTGCTGCGAAGGCGCTGGTGTTCACGCCAGTCGTGCCGTTCGCTGATTTGCTCGGTGACAACAAGAACTTCTTCGGTCAGGACATCGTGCCTGATCGACACGACGACATCAGTCCCGCACCGTATGTCAAGTCCAGTCGCACGACCACATCCGATATCGCCAAGGGGATCTCGGAAGGCATGAACACGATCACTGGCGGCGACAAGATTCGGCCCGGTCTGTCAGAGAAGGCGCTAGGACCGTTGGTGTCACCCGAAGGCATCGAGCACATCACCGGCTTCTACACAGGCGGGATCGGTCAGCTTGTGATGCAATCGAAGAACTTGGCCAAGGCGGCGTCGAAGGGTGATCCCGTCGACATCAACAAGATCCCGATCGCCAATCGTTTCCTCTTCGAGGAACCCAAGAGTTACACAAGTCGGCGTTACAAAGAGTTGCGACCCGAGTTCGAGTACGCGAAGGACTACATCAAAGCCGACCAAGAGAACAAGGTCGACCCGAAAGTCAGGCGTGCACTCGACGAATTCGTTGGCGCTGAGAAAGAATTGCGCGTTTTGTTCAAGCAATTGAAGACCGCTGCCTCTGAAAACAATGATGCCGAGAAGAAGGAAATCGAGCAAAATATCAAGCGTGCACAGTCGCGGGTCATCCGCTCTTACTACGGGCAGCCACAGCAATGAGTTTAGACAGCGGACATGGTTGGGATGGTCAAGAACGACGAAGACCAAGCCAGACAAACGGCGGTGCTGCGGGGGTCGAGCGGCACATCACGACCGTACTGGTGGGGGTGATGACGGCGATCACCGTCTGGGTCGGGTTCTCGCTGGTTGATCTTGGCAAAGAGCAAGTGAAAACCAGCACGCAGCTATCGCAAGTCCGCGAAGACATGCGGCAGGTTCAGGACCAGTATTCGCGTGGCACGAGTGATCGCTACACAGCGAGCGAAGCGCGCCGCGACTTCAGCACGATCAGTGCACACATCCAGAAGCTGGAAGAGCGCATCGATCGATTGGATCGTGAACTGCGAGCGGCACCACGCACCAAATGAATCCTGAACAGCACAAGACATACATCGAGGCCCTAGCGGCCTCGCTGACTATCAACGTCTTGGTGCCGCTGTTGATCCTGCTGGCGATCTTCATTTGCGTGTGGGTGCTGTTCTCCCGCGCGCAATCGAACCCCAGCTTCCACATCGAAAACGTGCTGCGTGACGAAGCTGGCAAAGAGAGCGCCGCACGTGTGATCATGTTCGGCTGCTTCGCTGTTACCTCATGGGCGTTGGCTGTGATGGTGTTTGCGTTGCCCAACCAAGTGGGCGACGCGCTGCTGTACTACCTGCTGTTCTGGTCTGGTACTGATGTCGCTAAAGAGCTAATTCAAAAATGGAACGGGCAGATGCCGTTCACCAAAGGTCCGACACAATGAAAACCATCATCGCTCTGCTCCTGATGTGGCCGATGCTGGCCAGCGCCACCACGTTGTGCGCCGACCCATACCCTGCCACCAGCGATGTCAGTTCCGCGGTGATGAAGATCAACGGCGTGGTGTCGGGCAGTTGCTCGATCATCACCAAGCCGACCGGCAAGGTGCCGACGTGCACGTTCAACCCACCGATGGTTGCCGGTGCCTACGCGATCAGCATGGCTGCGTGCCGTAGCGCGACAGACTGTTCCGCTGAGACGTCGAAAGCCTACGCCGTGACTAACGAGTGCAAGGCTGTCGACAAGACCAACTCGCAGATCGTGTGCGTCGTCACGTTCGGTCCTAGTCCCCCCGAGCCTATGCCAGCAACCTACTGTGGTGATGCAGCGCCGGCAGACGTCTTCATCGTGACCGGTAGCCAAGCCTTCCCGCTGAACCCCAACGGCACGCGCAGTCTGGTGCCGATCGCGCAAGTGCCGGTCAAGGGCAGCACCTGTGACTGCACCAACCCGATCATTCAAGTGGCCCGGTACTGCAGGGTACAGATCCCTGGAGTCACGGTGGCGGTGGTAGCCGGATGCAGCTTAAAAAGATAAGAGACCGCATCGACGCATGGAAGTATCAGCACATAGCCGCTGAGCACCAAGAGCCGTTGATCAAACCGACCAACTGCAATCCGCCTCTCGACAAAAAACTTAGCATCGAAGAACTGGCGAAAATGTACGGTCTGAAGTACGATAACGGTCGCGTTGGATGAACTTGATGGACATTCACATTCATGTCACAGGTCCGGTCACCGTCAACTACGGGCTCCCCGACGAAGACCGCGAATTCCTCCGTGGGAGCCTGACCTCTTTGTTGGAAGGACAATCGAAAATGAGCGGCGAACTGGACACCCTGACCACCGAAGTTGCTGAAATGAGCGGCGTGGTCGACAGCGCAATTGCGCTGATCCAAGGTTTGAAGGCACAACTGGACGCAGCCGGCACCGACCCGGTCAAGCTGAAGGCGCTGTCGGACGCACTGGACTCGAAGGCACGTCAACTCGGCGATGCTGTCGCGGCCAACACCCCGTCGGCCCCGGCGTAACTGTCGTTGCTAGTAAGAAGGGCAGCCCCGACAATTGGGGCTGCCCTTTCTCATTGGGAAAAGCAATGATCACGCTGGCTCAACTCATCGCATGCGGCATCGGCCCCACGCCCGCCCGTGCGTTTCTCGATCACTTGAACACCACGATCGAACGCTTCGAGATCGCCAGCCCCGCGATGTTCATCGCCCAGGCCGCGCACGAGTCGGTGGGATTCACCAAGCTCGAAGAGGATCTCTACTACAAGGATCCGGTGCGGCTGTCGCGTGACATCTTCCGCAGCGCGTTCGACGTTGACCACGACAAGCTGATCGACAACGAAGAGATCGAGTTCGCAAAATTCTACACACGCAACCCTCAGGCGCTGGCCAACCGGGCGTACGCCGACCGCCTGGGCAACGGCGACGAAGCCAGCGGTGATGGCTGGAAGTACCGGGGCCGCGGGATCTTCCAACTGACTGGCCGCAACAACTACACCGCAGCCGCAGCGGCTCTGAGCGCCGATCTGGTGGACAACCCGGACCTAGTGGCGCAACCCGAGATGGCCTGCATCACGGCTGGCTGGTTCTGGGCCAGCAATGGGCTGAATCAGTTCGGCGAAAGTCTCACGGTCGAGATGGCCACTCGCAAGATCAACGGTCCCCGCCTGCTCCACCTCGACGAGCGCCGTGTGGCCTACATCGAGGCGCAGCACGCGCTGGCGGCATGATCTTCGGTCTGATTCCCCTACGGGTGTGGCTCGCGCTGGGTGCCGTGGCAGCCGCTGGGCTGCTCCTGTGGGGCTGGGGACTCCACCGCTACAACACAGGCGTCAAGAACACCACAGACAAGTACGAGGCTGCTGCGGCTATACAGCGCGAGGTGAACGCGAAGGCGACGTTCCGCGCGGTCGAGAACACCGCCAAAGAAGTCGAGGCATTCACTAAGGTCGAGGTGATCAGGGAGACCGTTCATGTCAAAGACAAGGCTGCTGTTGATGCTGTGTGGCGCTATGCTGACCGGTTGCGCGACGAGCTTGCCCGTCGTAGTGCCGCCCCCGTTGAAGCCACCAGTGCCTGCGCAACTGAACATCGACGACTCCGAGCGGCTGAGAGCATTGTCGGAGAGTACGTCGAAGTTGTTGCTACGTGCGCAGGAGTTGCAGTCGAAGGTCGAGACTTGGCTCAAGGACTGAGCAACAAGCTCGATCTCTGGAAGGGCTACGTCAAGTCCCTACCTTGACGTGAGCAGCGGCTGCTGCCCGCAGCCACAGGTCGTCGTGCACAGCGCTCTTCCAGCCTGGGATCCACGGACCGCCAAGCGTGAAGTGCGCAAGGAACAACGGATCAGGTTTCGTCTGCTCACCGACGAGCCAGTTCCACCCCACCGGCAGATCGCCGATCTCGGCATCGTTGAGCCAGTAGAACGCATGCAGATCGCGACCGGGTCGGTGGTTGATGTCGTGCAGCGTGAGCCGCCAGTTGGCGGGGTGATGACAATCGAAGAGCATCACGCTTGACCAGTTCTTGCGGGGGTAGACGGTCTGCCGCTGGTTGACCATCTTCCACTCGTCGTGCGGGATGTAGTCGTGCTTGACCACGTAGACCGCCTTGCCCTTTTCGAGCTTGCTCAAGATGTCGCGTGGGTCAGCGAAGAAAACGACATCGCAGTCCGCGAACAGCGCCCACCGATGCTGGCAGATCAGTGGCACGAGGAACCGGCTCACAGCGAACTCGGTGGACTTCGGTGCGTTGCTATGCAGATCGTAGGGCTGGCCACCCCGCTTGTCGGTGATGCGCGTCAGCAGCCCCTGTGCGGCGAGCTTGGGCGCTGACAGCAGTTCAGCGTCTTCTCGTGTCTCACCTCGCACACTGTCCATTGCGACCATGGCGGCGGCGTGTTCGCCGTGGTCGTAACCGATGTAGACCTTCACCGCGCGTTCCTCCAGTATTGCTCGCCACGTCGCACCCGCAAGTCTATGCGACGCGATCGCCCCTCCTGCTTGCGGTTACCCTTCAGGTGATCCATCACAGCGCCGAGTGGTCCGTTGATGAACGGATGACCCGTGTTGCTGAAGCGGCCCGACAGTGACGCCCACGTGATCTCGCGTTCCGTGACCACGTGCTGCAGCGTGTGACAGTCTGTCCAGTGCTGCAGATTGAACACGGTGTCCTGGGTGTAGAGATCACGCCAGTCTGAGAACAGACCACGAATCGCGGGATGCTGCATGTTGAACATCACGAAGCCGCACTCGGGGTACTTGTGCGGGCGATCGAGCCACGCCATGGCCTTGTGCTTGGGCAGAAGCTCATCGAGGAACTCTCTGGGCACCGACGTATGCGTGACCACGTCAGCGTCAATCCAGATCAACACATCTGCCGTAGTGTCGAGTGCTGCGTCGCACACGGCACCAACCTTGTGACTGAAGCGCACAGCATCGAACAGCAACTGGTAGGGCCGATCGGGCAGCACCCCATTGCGAAGCGGCACCCCGAGGTGCCGCTGCTTGAACTGGTACTGCCACGCTGGCAACGTGCGGACGTCCTTCAGCGCGATATCAGGCGTGAAGCCTTCAGCGTAGAGAGTGAACTGGATGCCAGCAGGCCAGTAGTGCATCAACGTCTTGACCATGCGTCGGCCATAGACCTTCCATCCTCTCTCGTGGCAAGTGGTGACGACTTGGTATGTTGTCATTGTTCAACCATCCGAGAAAGCGTCGATCACCGCGAAGGTTTCACGATCGTTGTAAATGCGAGCGCCAAGCATGATTTTCTTTTTGTAGAACTCGATCCACTGTTCGAGTGTTGGTTTCATAAGCTGGCTGGGAGCACGACCCGTGCACACGTCGTCGCACTCATCAGTGCGGCAGACCACCCGCCAGTGACCGTCGAAGTTGATCTCCAGATGTTTACCCCACCACGCCATCGTGCCGATCCGGTACTCGGCGCGATCCATGATGCCGTGCGCTTCCTTCACGGAGACATCGACGTAGGCTGGCACAGTCACGCCGGCACCATCACGTAGTCGCCAGCCAACTCCTGCACGACGCGGTAGTTGTGCGCCTGCTCCAGATATTGGATCGCGCCCTTGGGCTGCAGGCCGAACTTGGTGGCCATGTCGCGCTTCTGCTCGACGATGATCGTGGGGCGCCACTGGCGGATGGTGTTTTCCGCGCCGCGGGCGATGTTTTCCTCGTAGCCCTCGGCGTCGAGCTTGATGAAGTCGACGTCGATGTACCCGAAGCTGTCGATGGTCAGCATCTCGACATCGTCGGACTTGGTCGCGGTGTGACCATCGATCGTGCGCCGCGAGACAGCGTCACTCAGATAGCTGTCACCCGAAGCGTAGGTGTTGCTGAGCATGCTGACTCGACTGAACTCTTTGCCCAGCGCGCACTCGTTGAGGCTGTGCTTGTTGCTGTCGTAGTCAACATTCAGCAGCCAGCACTCGCGCAAGCGCGCGACGGGCTCGAAGCACTCGACACGGTCGAAGCGTTTGTCCAAGTGCATCGTCCACAGACCGATGTGCGAACCCTGCTCGATGCAGCGCCGGAAACTCTTGCAGTGGTGCAGCGCGGCTTCGATCTTGGCGTACTGGTACGTGCCCTTGCCGTTGACCAGTTGTCCGTTGCGGCCCATCCACATGACAAGCTCTTGCTCTTCGGTCGGCATCCAGATGCCTTGGTACTGTTTCATTGCTTCTCCAAGTGGTCAGCGATCAGACTGAGCGCTTTGTGCACATGCTCATCCATGAAATCCTTGCTGATCTCTGCGCGGATGTCTGCGGCTGCCTTTTGCGCGGGGGTAGCCTTGTCAGGACGCGCCCACAGATCTATGCCAAAGACCTGACCCATGAACTTCGGAGGCTCACCGGGCTTTGGTTCCGATACTCCTGACGAAACCCCTGACCCTGATTCCAGATGGATTTGTCTGTAGGTGGCGATGCTCACTTCGATTAACTTGACCGAGACTTCGAGGGCTTCAAGCTTTTCGTAAGCGTCGATGAGCGCTTCAGTGACCTTCATGGCGTCTCCACGAGATGGAACGGAATCTGCAGACCCATGGCGCTGCGCACTTCCTCGAACTTCGCTTCCCACCACGGCAGCGGCTGGATCGTGACGTGCAGGTTGATCTCGGTGTTGGGGAACACCTTCTTCGCTGGTCGGCAGCATACCGACGCCCACACGGCTTTGCTGGCGAAGAAGAACAACTCACCGATCACATCCTCGACCTGATCCTCGGGGATGTGTTCGAGCACGTCGCTGCACACGACGAGATCGTGCTTGCCCAACGGTCGTTCGTCGAGCCGCTCGAACGCAGGGTCGTACAGCTTGACGTCCCACCACTTGAGACCCCAGTCGGCGTGGATGCGGTGCGGCGCCTTGTACTGGTCACCGCGCCCGCAGCCGTAGTCGAGGATCTTCTTGACGTCGTACTGCTTGACCAGCTTCTTGATGTCCTGCGAGTGCGTCATGATCGCCGTGCCGGGGAAGTGGATGCCGTCGGCAGCCATCTCCTTGTAGCGGGGCACAAGGTCTTCGCTCATCCTGTTCTCCGGTAATAGCCGACCCACTCATCGAGGTAGCCGGGTGTCCAGTGGATCTGCGTGAAGCCGTTGCTGGTGAACGCAGACTTCAGATTGATTCGTTTGCTGCCCGACCGCGCGTCGTGCACGACCGGGTTGTCTGACCGCGGGGGCAGCCGCAGCACCGCGAGATCGCGGCACCGGTACAGCAGCTTGTCGAGAACCGTCAGTGGATCCTTGAGCTTGTGCAAGATCGCCAGCATCACAACCACGTCGTAGTTGCGCTGCGGCAGCCAACTGTTCATGTCGCCCTGCTCGAACGTGATCGGCAGATCGCCGCGCAGTGCGTTGGCATCGGTCACCGCCTGCGGGCGGATCTCGATGCCGTGCAGCGCAGTCGCGCCAACCTTGGCCATCTCGATTGTGATGAGCCCTTCGGCGCAGCCGACGTCGAGCACGGTGGCGTTCTTGACGCTGCGCATCAGCAACCCCAACCCGAGCATCTGCTGGTCAAGTGTGCGGTCCCCCTCACGACCGTCAAACTTGAACCAGGGCCTTATCGGTTTAACCATTTCCACGCTGCTCCCCCTCTGATCTCATCAAGCGTCCACTGATTGTCCGCGAGAACCCCCAGGGGCATCAAGCGATCTTGCGTGCTGTCAAATTCGTAGAGCGCGTGCATTGGGTCGACCACGATGTTGACGCCCTCTATGATCGCTGTGACTGCAGCCGCCGACGTGTGCGTGATCAGGATCGAGGCTTCTTCGAGATCCTGCTTCAGCGTTTTCGACAGCGCGATCTTGTCGGGGTTCCACGCGCGCAGCACGACCGGGTTGTTCGGCCACACGAGGTTGCACTTGGCCACTGTGTCCTTCAGCCAGTTGCCCCTGTAGCCCGCGATCATCTCCATGAAGATGTCGGACTGTGGGCACACGACGATGTGACCCGGACCCTCTTCCGGTTTCCACGGTTTCAGCTTGGGCGAGCCACTGAAGATCGCGCTCAGCCGCTCCATGCTCGACAGCCCCTTGGCCTTGCACTGGATTGCATTCTTCGTCACCCGGAAGTACGTTCCGCGCGTCTCGTCGAAGTAAGAGTTGTCGATGTAGTAGTACGTGCGGCCAGAGTCACGCACCTTGCGCCACGTGGCGTAGTTGCTCTCGTTGACGCCGTAGAAGACAGCGGCATCCTGGGTCTTGTTCTTGCAGCCGTCGAGAAACGCACCGCAGATGTCGAACGACTTGCGCTTGCCGAGAACAGGAAAGCTGGTTACCACTTCGCGTCTCCCAGGTTGGCCAACATGCGGGCGAAGGGCTCGCCTGATTCGATCTCTTTGAAGTGCCACTGACCGTGCGCCATGAAGTTCATGCGCTCCGCTCGCGTGGCTTCGTCGACTGCACCGGCACAGATCCAGTGCGGTGCGTCGAACTCGACAGGGATGCCTTCGACCAGCGCCTTGACACCCGAGCCGCTCGACCAGATGACGCAAGCCTTGGCACCCTTCAGGTCTTCGCTGAGCGGTGTCTTCGCAGGGAAGTTGCCGGGGTGCTGGCGCAAGCGCACGTTGAGTCCTTTGGCTGCCAGCGCCTTGGCCATCTTCTCAGCCCACAGGGCAGGGCTGGCCATCTGCGGGCTGCCGATGCCGCGCTGCCCGCACACAAGGTAGTAGCCGTCACGCTTGCCACCGCTCAGCCACGGCTTAAGCGTGAAGCCGAGCTTGCTGAAGCGATCCTCACTGGCGTCGTAGGGGAACCAGCCCGCGCCGTTGTGCCCGTGCACGCTGAGCGCGTAGGTGGTCTTGTCTTCCTTCTGGATGTAGCCGTTCTCGGCCACGATCACGGTGCCGCCGCGCCGCTCCCAGCCTGTGGCCTTCGCATCGTCGGCGCCACGCTTGCGGTTCCACAGCACCAGCAGATCGCGGCTGTCCGTCGGGTTCGTGTGAGCGGGGCTCATCTTGTACCCGTGACGTCCGAGCCCCTTCACGAAAGCATCGTTTCGATAAACAGGTTCGGCTCGAATCTGAACAACCGCGATCGGCATGGTTTCTCCTTTACTTGCGTTTGGTGGCGTACCACCCATTGGGTGGTTTGTTCCGATTCCAAGTACCGTGTTCGTTGAGGTACTCCATCATCAACTCGCTGATCTTGTTGATCTCATCCCACCCAACCTTTGAGCCTTCGTTGGTGCACAAGTGGTAGGGGTAGATGACGTGGTCATAGATTTTGCCCGGTGCATCATCCCATTCAACCTGCCCTCTGTAAAACCAAACATCTTGTGAGTACCCTTCTTTTGGCGGATACACGGTGTGTCCGATAGCGGTGATCTTGTAGATCCTTCCACCATGCTTGTGAAAGGTCTCTTTTAGTTCGATTGAAAGTTCCATGTTTGCTCCATTTGAATGCCGTCAAACCGATTGGCGGCAGACACATTATAGCAAACACTAACTAACTTGTCAAGTACCCCTGTTTTTGCCTAACTCGATTTCCAGGGTACTCATCGGCCAGCACGACAGCGCGCTGCCCGGTGTGCAGTTCACAACCTCCAGACCCAATCGCGCCGCGTCCTTGGCCATCGTCGCGAACTTGTGGATCCACTCACCGAACGTCTGCCCCTGCACCAGCGGCTTCGGGTGGTCGCCGTGCCAGTGCTTCTCCGCGTTCGGTCCCAGCTTCATGTCGTAGCCGGTGAGCAGCACGCGACGCGACCCGAAAAGGTACGCGAGGTTGAGTGCCTGCGCTGCGCTGTTGCCGTTGATATGCAGGTACTGCGTGCCGAGCCCCGACTTGTTGACGCCCTTGATGCGGTGGGCGCCGTAGCGCTCAGCGGCTGAGTGGTCGCACGTCCACTTCTCACCTTTGAACGTACGCGCCACCTCTTGGTAGTTGAACTTCCACCAGAGCATGTCGCCTGCATAGAGCACATCGGCGTAGGGAAACAGCCGGTGCGTGGTGTTCACCACGACCAGCACGAACGGTTTGCCCTGCGCTCGCGCCTTGTGGATCGGCAGCGCAGTGTCCTGCATGCTCGGACCGCTGGCGGCGATAACGACGGTGCGGTCTTTCCACCGCTGTGGGATGAGGCTCATGTCTTGGTGAAGTCGACGAGACGATCAACCGTTGCCTGCACGTCCAGTTTCTCCTGGCAGTCGGCGGCGCACGCAGCGTAGCCTGCGAGATCAACCAGCGAGTCGCGGTGCGTGGGGTTGGTGTTGAGCCGCGCCAGCTTCATCAGCGCCATCAGATACGCCACATCGACATGCCGCAGACCTTTGCAACCTTGATCGAGTATCTTCGCGTTGCGCATGTACAGCGTCCAGTAATCGGCGATCTGCTGGAAGTTGTCTTCCGGTGCACCGTACGCTTGGTTGCGGTCCTTGCTCGTGATCTCGCGCGCCTCGTCGAGCAGACGTTGCCGCGGATTCAGTTTCTCCCCCATCATCCTCTCCTCTTCATTGCGTCCATCAGGACATCTTGAACTGACTTTTTGCTGTCGATCCGAAGAATCACATCTTCGTCGATCGTGTCTTCAGCGACGATGTGGTAAACCCAAACAGGTCTCTCGTGCCCTGACTGCTTTTGCCTCATCGGGCCGATGCGTTCGAGGATTTGCTGTCGGGCTTCGAGAGCCCACCAGTGGCTGAAGTAGACGAGGATGTTTCCGCCATCCTGCAGATTGATCCCGTGGCCAGCAGAGTCGGGGTGCGAAAAGAGAAGCGGGATCTCTCCTGCATTCCACTGGGAAATCGTACTAGGCTTAGCGTCCAAGACCCGACCTTTAGGGAATGCTCTCTGTAGCCGAACCAGATCGGACTTGAAGTGGTATGCCACCAGAACAGGGTTGCCAGCCGCCTCTTCAATGATTGACCGAAGAGCTTCAATCTTTTCATCGTGCACCTCCACCCACTGCTTGGCCTTGGGGTGATCATCACTGTCAACCGCCGGGTCGGTGTACATCGCACCGCTGGCGATCTGCAGGCACTTGAGATCGCGGCCCGCCACGCTGAACGCTTCGATGCCGTGCTCTTTCACCTCGGTGAAGAGCGCCTTCTCCATCTCACGGTAGTGCTTGCGCGCCTGGGGCGGCAGCTTCACCTTCACTGGGCGCACGATCGGTTCATCGAGGTCGAACCAGTCCTTCGGGTCCAGCGTCAGGCAGACGTCCTGCAGCAGCGCCTGGATCTCGGCCTGCGCGTGCGGGAACACGACACGCTTGACGAACCCCTGGTTGTGCTGCACCGCTGACCGGATGCGCTGGATGCCGAACCAGCGTTCCTCGAACGCGCTGTAGGTGCGGCCAAGCCGCTTGCCTTGGTCGATGAACCACGTCTGCCCCCACAGATCCTGCAGCCCGTTGGGTGCTGGCGTGCCTGTGAGGTTGATCCAACGACGCGTCTTGTTGAGTGTGGCGTTGGCCAACGTCCTGGCACGTGCGCCACCCTGGCGTGTGCGGTAGGACTTCAGGCGTGTCGACTCGTCGGCGATCACCATGTCGAATGGCCACTTCCCCACGAGCGAGTCGGTGAGCCAGGGCAGGTTCTCGTAGTTGATCGTGTAGATGTCGGCCTTGGTGTCCAGTGCTTTGCGGCGCTCGTCGGCGTTGCCGGTGATGTGCAGGATCTTCAGGTGAGCGAACTGCTCCCACTTCTGTGCCTCGTCGGGCCACGTGCTGCGTGCCACGCGCAGCGGCGCCAGCACCAACGGCATCTTGGTCTCGCCTGCCATCAGCAGACCGTCGATCGCCATCAGCGCGGCGCTGGTCTTGCCCATGCCCATGCCAGCCCACAGCGCGCACCGCGGGTGGGTGAGTATGTGCTCCAGCATGATCTGCTGGTACTCGTGAGGTGTGAAGCTACGCACGTGGAGGCAGCCAGTCGTCGAGTTGCTCGATGGTGCTAACGACCGACACCATGCATCCACCTTCGCGCATGCGTGTGTGTTCTCGGTGTTGTGCAGCCGTAGGCTTACCCCCCGGTGCCTTGGTCTCTATCCACGAGTTCTCGGCTTCCATCAACAAGCGGTCGTCAGACCAACGGTCGGCTTGGAGTTCGGTGTAGGCACTGTGCTTAGGAAACCAGCAGAACACATCCGGTGCATTGCGTCGACCAAGCCACGACACGGCACGGATCTCACCGCCGTACGCTTCAACGCGCTTCTTCAGCGCCTTGCGGATGTCACGCTCTGGCACGACGTCTCTCCTGTGCTCGTCTGGAGTTCTCGGCTCGGGTCACCGCTTCGAG